AAATGTATCTGTTAGTGGTACATTTAATGTAGCAGGTGCAAGTACATTTACATCTAAAGCTACATTTGATAATGATGTTTCTGTAAGTGGTAGATTAGATGTAGCTACCTCTGCTTCAGTTGGTGGTACATTTAGAAGTACAGGTAATGCAGGATTTAGTGGAGATGTCTCTGTAAGTGGTGATCTTAATGTAGGTGGCACAGTTACAATAGCAGGTACAAATATTCAAGCTACTAATGCTAGAGTTTGTGCATCAGCATATCATGGAGATGGTTCTAATCTTACAGGTATAGCTGCTTCTATTATTACAGATGGTAGAATTGGTGGTAGTTTAGCAGTATCTGCTGCATTATCAGTAGGTTCTACTTTTGATGTAGGAGGAAATACTTCTATAGGTGGAACATTTTTAGCAACTGGTGCTGCTACTTTTGATGATGACGTATCTGTTAGTGGCAATGTTAATATAGGTGGTACTACTACTATAGCAGGGGCAGTCTCATTAGCATCTACTCTTAGTGTAGCAGGTGCTACTAACTTTGCAAGTACTGTTACAATAGCTGGTGCTACAAGTTTAGGAAGCACTTTAGATGTAGGTGGTAACACTTCTGTAGGTGGGACATTTATAGCTGTTGGAGCAGCTACTTTTGATAATAATGTATCTGTTAGTGGTAATGTTAATATAGGAGGCACTACTACTATAGCTGGAGCTACAAGTCTTGGATCAACTTTGGATATTACTGGTAATACTTCTGTAGGTGGTACATTAATTACTACAGGTAAAGCTGAATTTGAAGATGATGTTTCAGTAAGTGGTAATGTTAATATTGGAGGAACAGTAACAGTAGCTGGAGCAGTAAGTCTTGCATCTACTCTTAGTGTAGGTGGAGCAACTAACTTTGCAAGTACTGTTACAGTAGTAGGAGCAGCTACTTTTAAAGATTCTGTATCAGTATCAGGCAATGTTAATATAGGTGGTACTACTACTATTGCTGGTGCAGTAAGTTTAGCATCCACATTAAGTGTAGGAGGTGCTACTAATTTTGGTGATACAGTAACAGTTGCAGGTGCAGTTAGTCTTGCTTCTACATTAAGTGTAGGAGGTGCAACACATTTAGGATCTACTGTAACTGTAGCAGGGAAAGCTATATTTGAAGACAGTGTATCAGTTTCTGGACATGTAGATGTAGTAGGTCATGTTTCTATAGGTGGTGAATTATTTACCACAGGTAATACTACATTTGATGGTAATGTTTCAGTAAGTGGTAATGTTAATATAGGTGGAACAACAACAATAGGTGGTGCAGTTTCACTTGCTTCTACATTAAGTGTAGGAGGAGCTTCTAACTTTGGATCTACAGTAACAATAGCTGGAGCTACAAGTCTTGGTTCTACTCTAGACATTACAGGAAATACGTCTGTAGGTGGCACATTCTTAGCTACAGGCAAAGCAGAGTTTGAAGATGACGTATCTGTAAGTGGAGCATTAATTGTAGGTGGTGCCTCTCAACTTAACAGTACTGTTACAGTTGCTGGTGCAGCTATATTTAAAGATGCTGTTTCTGTAAGTGGTGCAGTTAATATAGCTGGTAATACATCTATAGGTGGCACGTTCTTAGCTACAGGTAAATCTGAATTTGAAGATGACGTATCTGTATCAGGTGCATTGATTGTAGGTGGAACAGTTACAGTAGCAGGAGCTACTCATTTACAAAGTGATGTATCTGTAGGAGGTCAAGTTGGTATTGGTGTAGATCCTAGCAATGACCTTCATATAAAGTCATCAAATCCTGTTATCAGACTTGAAGATAGTGATGGTGGTTCAACTATCTATGCTCAAATTTTTAGTGATGCTTCTGGTAAAGTTACAGTTCGGGCAGATCCTAACAATGCAGCAGGTTCAAGTAAAATAAATTTTGAAATTGATGGTTCAGAAGTTCAAAGTATTGATGCAAGTGGTCATGTTTTAAAACCACTTAACTCAGCTTTCTCAGCAGTATTAGCTGCTGATCTTGATAATAAAACAGGTGATGGAACTACGTTCAGTATCGAGCCTAGTTTGGGAGCTTCTTTTACAGAAATTTATGATAAGAACAGTGACTTTGCTAATGGTATATTTACTGCACCTGTAACTGGTAGGTATCTTTTACACTGTGCAATATTTATGGATGGTTTTACTGCCAATCATACTTCTGGTATATTAAGATTTACAACATCTAATAGGAATTATGATTTCTTTTATAATCCTAGAAACTATGCAAATGTTGGAACAAATCTCCATGCTCATGCTACAGTAATTGCAGACATGGATTCGACAGATACAGCTAGAATTGCAGTGTTTGTAGGTAGCACAGATAAAACGGTAGATATTAAAACAGCTTCAATTACTAGATTTGCTGGTGAGCTTTTAGGATAAAGGAAAATATTATGGCTATTACACTAAACATCACAGTATCTGATGAAAATGAAAAGATTTTAAAAAATGATTTACTTAGTCCAGAAGATTGGATTAAAGATGCAGTAGAGCAAAAAATTGAAAACTGTTACTCACGTTTTCAAAGTGAGTGGACAGTTAAATTAATGAATGATGCAAGTTTTTCTGATCCAATACCATCTAATAAATCAGATTTTATTACGTTAGTAACAGGACGTTCAGATTATAAAAATAGGTCAGAAAGAGATTCATAATAGTAAAAGGAAAATAAGATGGCTAGTACGTATACTACAAATTTAAGATTGACTAAACAAGGTGATGGAGAAAATCCTAATAGTTGGGGTCAAATTCTTAATGATGGTGTAATTAGTTTAGCAGATCAAGCTATAGCTGGTTATGACTCTGTTAGTATAGGATCTGCTGCTAGTGTTGCACTGACAGCTAATAGTGGTGCTGATGATCAATCTAGAAATGCTTTTCTTGAACTTACAGGATCAATAGGAACAGCAGCAACATCTATATTTGTTTTAATTCCTAATAATTCAAAAAGTTATGTAGTTCATAACTCAGTTTCATATAATAATTCTTCTGATGTAGTTATGGTAAGAGTAGCTGGTAATACAGGTGTTACTATACCGTCAGGAGAAAGTAAATATATTTTTACAGATGGTGCTACAGTTAGAGGTATACAACAAGATACATTTGGAAATATAACTGTTACAGGTTCTGCTACATTTAATTCTACAGTTAAACTTGATTCTACTGTAACTGTATCAGGTAATTCTACTTTTAAAGGACAAGTATCTACTAATAGTGATATGGCAGTTGGAGGTGCTATAGCTGTTAGTGGTAATTCTACATTTAGTGGAACTCAAACAGTTGTAGGTGCAGCACAATTTCAAAGCACTGTTACAGTATCAGGTAATGCAACATTTTCATCTAATGTAACTGTTAAAGGAAATGTACATGTAAGTTCTAAAGTATGTGCTAGTGCTTTCTTTGGAGATGGTTCTAATATTACAGGTATTACTGCTGTTCCTACTGGAGGTGTTTTACCTTTTGCTGGAGGTAGTGCTCCTAGTGGCTTTTTATTATGTGATGGTAGTGCAGTAAGTCGTTCAACATATAGTGATTTGTTTACTGCAATATCTACTACTTATGGTGTAGGTGATGGATCATCTACTTTTAATATACCTGATTTACGTGGTCGTGTTGTTGCTGGTCAAGATGATATGGGTGGAACAAGTGCTAATAGATTAACTGGACAAACAGGTGGTGTTGATGGTGATAATCTTGGTGAAGCAGGAGGTGCTGAAACACATGCACTAACAGAAGCTCAACTTGCAGCACATACTCATGGACCGGGTACTTTTGTAATTAATACTGGTGGAGATGCAGCACAAGCCTCTGATAATGGTGCTGTATTTAGACAAACTATACAAAGAACTACACCTGTAAGTGGTGCTTCTGGATCTACTGGTAGTGATTCAGCACATAATAACGTACAACCTACACTTATTTTAAATTATATTATTAAAACATGACAACTAGACTTGCAAAATTTGGTTTTAAACAGGGTCTTCATCGTGAGTCTACTCAATATGAAGAAGCTGGTAAATGGTATGATGGTGATCGTGTACGATTTCGTGCAGGTAGACCTGAAAATTTAAGAGGATATGAACTTAAAGTTACAGATACTTTTGAAGGTAGTGGTAGAGATTTACTAGCTTATAAAAGTTTAAATAATAAAAAACGTGCAGTATTTGGTACACCTAATAAATTATATCAACATGACGGAGATAGAATTGTAGATATAACTCCTATTACAACTGCTGTTACTTTAGCAAATTGTTTTGGAACAAGTTCAGGATCTACTAGAGTTTGTTGTTCAGATGCAGCACATGGTAGAACAGTAGGAGATTATGTATTCTTTACTACTACAGGAGGAGCATTTAATAACGTAAGTTTGCAAGGTAATGTATATCAAATAGTATCTATTGATAGTGCTAATGTATTTACAATATCTGTAACTGATGCAGCTAATGCTACAGGAAGTGATGTAGGTAGTGCTACATTTAATTATTTAATACCTACAGGTAACTCTATTGCTGTTGCAGGTACAGGTTATGGTGCAGCTTCTTATCAAGCTACAGTATGTGCTTCACAAACGAGAGCTTGGAATCAAGCAGCTTCTGCTGATGCTACTGATATAGTTTTTGATATTACTAATTGGAGTTTAGATAATTTTGAAACAGATGTTATAGCTAATAGAAATGGAAGTAATATTTTTTATTTTGAAAGTGATGCAAGTACAACACCTTTAAGAGCTACATCTGTTACTAATTCACCTGTTAGTGTTAATTCAATAGTAGTATCAAATGAATTACATATTTTAGCATTAGGTACTAATATGACTTCTGTATCAGGGCCATTTAATCCTATGGGAATAAGATTTTCTGATGCAACTAATGTTAGTGTTTGGAGTCCTTCAGCAACAAATGAAGCAGGTGATATTACTTTAGTTGATGGAACAAAAATAGTATCAGGTATTAGATCTAGAAATGCTGTAAATATTTGGACAGATAATTCAATGTGGACTGTTCAATATGTAGGACAACCAGATATATTTAGAGAAACACAAGTAGGTACTAACTGTGGATTAATAGCACAACATGCAGCAGTGGATTATAATGGTGTAAGTTATTGGATGGGATATGATAATTTTTATAGATATGGAGGTAATGTAGAAATACTAGATTGTACTGTTAGACGTTTTATATTTGATAGATTAAATTTAAAATATAAAGATAAAGTATTTGCAGGTATTAATTCAGAGTTTCAAGAAATAATATGGTTGTATACTTCTAATAGTTCTAGTGCTACTGATTGTGATAGCTATGTAATCTTTTCTCCTGAAAATAATTATTGGACATATGGTGATATGTTCTTTACTACATTTGCTGATAAAACTGTATTTGGTAATACTATTACTACAGGTGCTACAGTGGGAGGTAATAATTTATATAATAATGAACCAGCAGGAGTATTTACAGGAGCTAATAATGAAACTTTAGTATCTTTTATTGAGTCTGCTAATTTTGATATTGATGATGGTAATGCTGTATTATTTATGGATAAACTAATACCAGATTTTGATATTAGCACAGGAAAGATACAACTTAAATTTATTACTAAACAATATCCTGAAAGTAATGATTCAACAGCTATTACAAAAACTTTTGATGTAACAGAAACAACAGATAAAATTAATTTTAGAGCAAGAGGAAGGCAAGCTAAAATAAGGGTATCTTGTAGTTCACAAAATACTAGTTGGAGGTGGGGAGCTATAAGATTAGGTATACAAGGGGATGGACAAAGATAATGGCAAGATACCCTTTTTTTAATTATTACATAAATGATTTATCTGATGATAATGTTCTTAAACTTTACAATGAAATGAAAAACTGGGGTTCAATATTAGTTAGAGAATTAGATAAAAGAGATTTAGATGTAGATACAAAACCAGCTAATACTGTATTAACAGCAACCACTGTTACTCAATTAAGTAAACCTAAAAAAGGAGACATAGCATATTCAGTAAGCTCTGGTAAGTTTAAAGGATATGTAAGTCTTGGAGCAGAAACATCATGGCAGAATCTGAATTAAATAAATATTATAAACTTATAAATACTAGTACTTATATTAGTAATCTTAATCAAGGTTTAGCAATAGATCCTAATAGAAGAATACTTAGTGAAAAAATTAATTTAGTTAAGCAACTTAAAAAAGATCAAGATAATTTATATTCAAGGTAATGTATAATGGCAATAGAAGAATTAGGAATAGCAAGATTAAATCAATTAAAAAATGCTGTTAAGACAGAACAGACTCTTGATGATTTAGCTATGATGAAAGCAATGAGTCAAGGTAAATCTGCTATGCCTTCTCCAATGGGAGCACCTCCAATGCAACCTCCTATGTCTGCACCTCCAATGCAACCTTCTGTTGAACAAACTACAGGAAGTATAAATCAATTATTAAAAACTCCTATTCCTACTGAACAAGGAGATACATTAGCTGATAAAGCAGTAGAAAGTTTAATTAAACGTGCTAATTTAGATATTAAACAATTAATGCCTGAAGAAAATATGCCTGTACAACCACAAGGTTTACCTATGTCAGCAGCACCTGATTTAATGTTTGCAATGCAAAATCCAGTGCAAGCAGCTAATGGAGGAGGTCTTATGAATATAGCAGCAGGTGGAGAGTTTTCTGGAAGAGTACCCGGAGATGGTCATGGAATGGAAGATAATGTTTATATGCCTATAAAAGAAGGTAATAAAAAAGTAGCTACATTAGCTGTAAGTCCTACAGAATATGTAGTAGATAGTTTTACAATGGCAGCACTTGGTAATGGTAATCCTGATGAAGGTGCTGATGTGATGGATCAAGTGGTAAAAGATATACGTAAAGAATCTTATGGATCTACACAACAACCTAATCAAATTAATGGATTACAAAGTCTAAGAGAAAAAATGGAGATAGTTTAATGTTATCAAGTTTATTTGGTGGTGGTCCTAAAACCAATGTAATTCAAACTAGAATACCTGAAGAGTTAGCTCCTTATGTAAAAGAAGTTATGAGAGAGCAACAACAACTTTATAGGACTAGACTTGGTGAAACACCTGAAGAATATCAATATCAAGGACAAAGTATAGCTGATCTTTCTCGTGCTCAACAAGAAGCAAGAACAGGTATAAGAGGATTAGTATCAGGTGGTTTTCCTATAACTTATAGCTCCCCACCTCCAACTAGTGAACCGGGTTTACCCGAAGTTGTACTTCCTTTTGAAGGTGTACCCGGAGTTCCAACAGGAGAAAGACTATCTCCTTCAGATTATAGATCTAGAAGTCAAGATGCTTATGGTAGAGCTTATGATCAATTAGCAAATTTAGGTGAAAAATTTACTGATACAGATGTAGGTTTTGAAGGTACTCCTACAGAGTTTAGTGCTACCAAGTTTGAAGAAAAACCTTTAGAAGAATATATGAATCCTTTTCAAAGGGCTGTAACAGATGTAGCAAAACGTAAAGCATCTGAAGATTTCTTTCAAAACATATTACCACAACTTAGATCACAACAACGTGGTAGAGGTCGTGGTTCTGCTTTAGGATCTAGAGGTGCTTTAGTAGAAGCACAACTAAGAGATGATTTTGGTACACGGTTAGGAGATATAGAAGCAGTTGGTTTAGAAAAAGCTTATCAAGATGCTGTTAAAAGACGAGCAGAAGACTTTGATAGATTTAGAGATCAACGAGGTTTTGAAGAAAGAGGTAGAGGATTTTTAGAGGGAGAACGTGATTTTAGAGCACAACAGTTTAGAGATCAAAAAACAAGAGAAGAAGCAGCAGCAAAAGGTATAGCTAGTTTAGTACCTCAAGAATTTGGTCAACGTCTAAAAGAGTATGGTGCTCTTGAACGTATAGGTGCAGAAGATCAAGCACTTGAGCAATCAGCATTAGATCGTGCATATGCAGATTATCTAGAACGAAGAGAACGTCCTGAAACTTTATTAGCTAGATATACTCAAGGCATATATGGTAATCCATTATTAGCTACACCTTCTAGAACAGAAACGAGACCCGGAGTAGGATTAGGACAACAGCTACTTGGTTTTGGTAGTGCTTTGTTAAGTGCAGCAGGAGGAATCCCCGGATTAGGAGCAGCAGCAGCAGCAGGAGGAGGAGGAGCAGGAGCACTACCAGTTACGATTCGTACAAAAGAAGGTGGTTATTTAAATCGTAATATGGGAGGAGGCTTGGCTACACTAAACCCTACTATGGTTAATGCTATGGGAGAAATAATTAGACAAGCAGAAGGAAGTAAAGATCAAACAGTAGGTAAATCTCTAAAAGATAAGGATCAAGAAACAACGACATTAGGTGAATCTTTAAAAAAAATACGTAAGAGAGCTATAGACAATGTTCTTGTACCTTTCTTGGTTAATCAATATGAAGGCAAAGGATACACAACAGAAGCAAAAAATGTTTTACAAAATATAGCTTCTGCTGTCAATCCACCTTCTATAGATCCAAACGAGAAACCACAAGCAAGAACAGCAGTACCACCACAAGCAAATGCAAATGTAGCCTTAATAAAAAAATCAATAGACAATACAGTAGACGAAATAGGAGGAGAACAAGGAAAACCAAAAGTACCACTTAACTCAACTATTAAAAATAAATATATAAACCAAAACAATCAAAATAACAAGAGAGAAAATACAGGAGCACAGACAGGATCAAAAGATCCTTCTGAGTTAGTAAGAAGGATACTTCCACAATCAAATACTTCTGGAGTAAATACTAGTTCCATATCTACTCAAATACTATTAGATTCTGCAAAAGATAATGAGTATTTAAAAGATATTGCTAAAAAAGCTTTAGAGAGTGCATCTCCAGAAAAAGTAAGTGAAAGATTTAAAAGCTTTAAAACAGCTAGTGATGCAGCTTATAAAGAAATAGAAAAAAATGCAGATGATAATTTAAATAAGTTTCTTACTAAAATTAAATCTTTAGATACTCCAACTGATTTACCGGGTATGTTATTTTATATAGGTATTGGAGGAGCTAGTGATCCTGATGGTTTCTTTGCAGGGGCAGCTAAAGGTTTAAAAGAATGGTCTAAAGATAATATAAAAGAAGCAAAAGAAAGAAAAGAGTTTAAAAAACAATTAGCTACATTTGAGTTCCAAGGTAAAAAAGACGTTTTAGAGTTAGCTAAAGAAGGAAAATTAGCAAATCTTAATTTAACTAAAGAACAAATAACGGCTCTTTCAAAATTACCTGCTGAACAATTAGCTATTATATCTATATTAAATAAAAGTAAACAAGGCCAACAAGAATTAAGAATTAAACTTTTAGAATTAGGTACTAAAAGACAACCAGTTCCTAGTAGCTATGACAGAGATGATTTACTAGACTTATGGTTATATGAAGGTCAAGTTGCTAATATACATGATGCAAAGTTTAAAAATGTAATAGGAAAAGATCCAAGAGCTAGAGATTTTATAAATAAAGCTTTAAGTGAATTACAAAATCGAACAGTTGAACAAGCTGAAAGATTAGGTAAAAAAGTAGGTTCAGGTGATGTAAAAAGAGAAGCTAGAAAAAATTTACAAATTTTATTTAAAAATAGAGAATTTTTAGAAATGTATAAAAAAATTGTTGCTGAGGCAAAGTCAACTGTTAGAAATATAAAAAGATAACTTATAGAGAAAGAGTATAAAGTATAATGACTTTAAATATTTACACACAATCTTTTTTTGATATTAAAAAAGACTTTGATACTTTTGTTCAGTCAATACCTGAACAAGAAAGAGAAGCTTTTCTTGATAATGAAGAACAAACAAATAAGTTTTTAAAACAATATGGTACAGATACTAATGAGTTTTATACTGCTTATAATGAATTAGCAAGAGAAGAACAAAAAGGAGTTAAAGATTTTAGACCTAAACAAATTCAATTAGATGATGATCCTGAAACTAACTATTTAGAAAGTACATTAGGATCTATTGTTAGAACTGGAGGTAGAACTTTAGGAGAGTTTGGAGAATATTTAAAACTATTACCCGGAATAGATGGTTCTGAAAAAAGATCTTTTATATCTCAATATGTACCTAAAGATTATCAACATCATTTTGATCCTTATCATGGAGAAGGTACATTAGCAGATGTAGAAAATATAGGAGGTCAACTAGCAACTTTTTTAATGCCCGGAACTTTAGCTGTTAAAATTGCAAGTGCAGCAAGAAAAGCTAATATAGGTAGTAAAGGAATAAAAAAATTATTAAATAAAAAAATTACTCCTATTGCTGCCGTAGGAGTAGCTTCAGCAGCCCATGAAAGTATTCTTAATAATACAGATTATACTGCTCTTGATGAAATATCTAAAACAGAAGATGGTAGAAAACTTTTAGAACAAATAGATAATGACCCAAATGATAGACAAGCTTTAAATTTATTAAGAAACTTTGCTCAAAATTTAGCTATAGAGGGAGCTTTTTTAGGTACAGGTCTTGCTGTAAAAAAAGGATATAAAGCTTTTAAAAATACTAAAACTGGAAATGCTATTACTAGATTTGGACAAAAATATTTAACAACTCGTAGGGGAACTGATGATGAATTTCTAGCTAGTACATTAGCTAGAAATAAAGCATCTCAAGCTGCTATGGCAAAAGCAGAAGGTATAGCATCTGACTTAGAAAAGTCTTTGAAAAAAAATGATGCAGATCTTTATGAAAGATACAGAGTATTAAATCAAGAAGGTAAATTTCTTGACAGTACTTTTTCTCAAACTTTAGAAGAAAAATTAGAATATATTCCACGTACAAATGAAGATATTTTATCAGCAGCATTAGGAGGACATAAAGAAGCATTTAATTTATTATCTCCTAAAACAAAAGAATTAGTTGATGAAATGAGAGCTAATATAGATGAAATGTCTAATTATTTAGGTAATGCTTTTAAAGGTAAACTAGAAACAAGAGTTAATAAAAATATAGGATTTTATTTAAATCGTTCTTATAAAATATTTGATGATGATCAAAGTGGTTATAGAAAACGATTAACCAATGCAGTTGAAAAATATATAAAAACTTTAAAGAATGATGTTTCCCCTATCAATAAAAGATTTAAGAAAAATGTACCTAACTCTGATGAAGACTTTGATACTATAGTTCATAATGCTTATGAATATTTAAAAAGAAGATCTCCTGAACTACCAGATTCAACTATAGGAGTTCAATTAAAAAATCTTTTAAATAAATCTGATGAAGAGGGAATATTTGAATTTTTAAATTTATCTAATTCAAAAGGTGGTTTAACTGGTTCTTCAAAAGCTACCTTAAAAAGAGATAAAATACCTAAAGATATTAGAATGTTTTTAGGTCAAGTAAAGTCACCTTATCAAAATTATATTAAAACTATTGGTAAACTTGCTACAATGAAAGCAGAACATGAATATGTTGAAGAAGTAATACCTAAGTTATTAGAAAAAGGAATAGTTAAATATTATACTGATAAAGATAAAGTAGCAGGTTTAGTAGATACAGAAGGTTTAGATATATTAAATGATACTTTAGATCAAAGAGCTAATTTAATTTTTGGTAGAGGTGCTTTTGGAAATAAACTATCAGATGGATTTCAAGTAAATTCAAAGAAAGTTGATAAAGTTTTAGAAGAGGCAAAATATTATAATAGACCTGAAGAAATAAGAGAGCTTTATGAAGGGTTTGTAAAAGATTATTCTTTTATGGAAGGATTAAATCCTGATGTAGGTAAGCTTTATATTAGTAGAGAATATAATGATATGTTATCAGAAATGTTATCTGATAAAGGACCGGGTAAAATTTTAAGTATATGGGGTGCTAATAAAGGTATAACTCAAGCAGCAAAAACTGTTTATAATCCTGCAACTCATGGTCGTAATATTATAGGTAATATTCTTCTTTTAGGTGCAAATGGATTTACTCCTTTTTCTGGAGAAGGTAGTAAAGCTTTATCTTCTACTATATCAAGAATTAGTGGTAATACTAATAAAGAACAAGGTGAGTTCTTAGCTAAGATGATTAAATATGGCATTGCAGATAGTAGTGTTACTTTAGGATTAATTAAAGAGGGATTAAAAAGTTTTTCTACTACAGATAAAAATGCACCTTTAGCTCAAAGACTATTTAGTAAAGTGGGTTCTAATAAAATTGCTAAAACTTATGAAGGAGAAGATTATATATTTAAGGTAATGCATTTTGAAAAAACATTAGAACAAATGAAAAAAGCATTTCCAAATGAAAGCATTGAACAATTAGAACAAAGAGCAGCACAAAGAACAAGAGATTTAATGCCTAATTATGATCTTGTTCCTAAAGGATTTAAAGCAATGAGATATGCTCCTATAGGAGACTTTATTGCATTTCCTGCTGAAATGGCTAGAGTTTCAAAAAATTTAGTTAAGTATACTCTTGATGATTTATTTAGTGATAACTCTACATTACAAAAAGCAGCAGCTATAAGATTAGCAGGAACTACTGCTATGGGTTCATTACCTTATTATATGCAAAGTTTAAGTGCAGATATACATAATATTTCTCCTGAAGAACAAGAAGCTATTGAAAGTATAGATTTACCTTTTTATGTGGGTAGTCCTAAACTTTTTACTAGTTCTATAAAAGAAAATAAAAGAGGAGATAAATCAGTAAATGTAGTTCGATTAGGTCCGGGTGATCCTTTTGAACCTATTAAACTTGCTGGTCAAGCTTTACATTCTGGTTTACTTTTAACAGGAGAAGCACTAGGATTACTAGAAAAAGATAAAAGAAATGTATTAGCAAATAAAGTTGCATTAGCAGCATTAGATAGAACAGTAGCTCCTTTTGTAGGAACTTCTATTTTAACTGATGGTATAATATCACTTATGGGTGATCCTTTAAGTGAAAGAGTTCCTGATACAGCCTCTGGAGACTTAGGTAAATATTTAAGTAGAGTTTTTGCTCCTGATTCAGCAAGAAGTCAAGATATTATAGCAACTGCTGTTGGAAAAGGCTTGGGTTTATATGAACCCGGATTTGTTACTTTTTTGAAAAAAAGAGTTGATTATGCAAATGCATTAGAGGCTGAAAGAGCTAGAACAGGTCAAGAGGAAGGGTATGTTCAAGCTTATAATAAATATTTTTCTCCTATGGGTAATAATATTGCACTAGAAGCTTTTGGTTTTGGACCTAGACCTTTAGATATTACAGGTAGTTATTATAGAAATATAGGAACAAGATTTAAATCTATTAATGAGTTAGATAATAATTATAGAAGAAAGTTTACTTTAAATATAGGAGATAGAGGAGCAGAAGATTTTATTAATCAATATGATACTGTTCAAAATGATAGATTAAAAACTATGGCTGAAATAAGACAACTTCATGAATATTATTCTACTTTAGGCTTTGGAGAAAGTGATATAGAAAAAGGATTAACTCAGTTAGGAACTAAAGCTAAACCAAAAGAGTATTTTTCTACAAAAGATTTTGAAAAACTATATAAAATAATTAGAGATCCATCAGGTAAAGGATCTTATATACCTACAGAAATAACAGATAGTTTATTTAACTCTATTGAAACTGCTTTTGAAAATGATCAAGTAAAAATTAATCGTATTAAAGATACTTTACTTAGTAAAGAACTAGATTATTTAAATCAAAATATAGAAGGTTTTAATAGACCTAAAATAGAAAAAATATTTGGGAGGTAGTTATGCCAGAAAGTGCAATGATATGGAATCTCATACTTAGTGGCTTTGCTGGTGCTGTAGTATGGTGGATACGTGGTGTTAATACAAAACTAGATGAAGCACGTATATTAGTTAGTAAAACTAGAGAAGAGATAGCAAAGGAGTATGCACGTAAAGATGAAGTTGAACGAGATATAGAAAAACTTATAGATCGTTTTGATAAATTAGAAACTAAATTAGATAGTATGATGGAAAGGATTTGTAGATAATGTCAACACATTGGGTTTACTTTACAGAAAAAGAAATGAAATGTAAAGGTACAGATGAATGTGAAATGGATGAAAAATTTATGGATAAGCTAGAGTGTCTTCGTGAGTGTTATAATAGACCAATGGTTATCACATCAGGTTATAGAAGTCAAGCACATAATAGTGCTATAGGTGGTTCTCCCAATTCAGCACATGTAAAAGGTCGTGCAGTAGACGTAGCTGTAGCAGGATCAGATGCATATGATCTTATTAAACTAGCAATAGAACATGGCTTTACAGGTATAGGTGTAGCTCAAAGAGGAGCATATAATAAAAGATTTATTCATATAGATGATATGGATGATTCAGATCGCACACCCAGACCTACAGTATGGAGTTATAAATAATGACTGAACCTGTATATTCTACACCTATGTCTGGCAGTGTAGCTCCAATAGAGACATATGTTAGATATACTATTAATAAAGGTGGTGGTGATGTAACACATGTCACTCGTGAGTATGAAATGGATGGGCCAGTTACTAAAGTATCTGAATCTTCATTTACAATCTACGATAGATATGGACAATTAGTAGAAATAAATAAGGATGACAGCACAGTAGAAATTTTAGCATAAAGGGGCAAAGGTGGTAGATCCAGTAACTATAATTAGTGGTATAGCTCTCGCCAATAAAGCATTTAAAGAAGTTAAACAGCTTTTAGAAAATGGTAAATCTGTTAATGATTGTGCAAAACAATTAACTGATTGGGCTACAGGGTGCTCACAAGTACATGAAGAAAATAATAAACAAAAACTTATGGGTAGTAGCACATCAGCTTCTGCTATGGAAAGACTTA